ACTTTAGAGTGTACCTCTGTCCAAGCGAAAAAATCTGCCTTGCCCGAAAAATCGGGAAAGTCCCAGGTCAGAGGTGGTTTCGATAGTATACATTATCGGCGTTCCAGAGAGTGCTGCAATTCGGACTGCGTAGGGTTATCGTGTACTCCATCGGGGTTTCTTCCTAGGTTCCTCGACACCGGTCTCGGTGCTACCAACACCGTGGCCACCACGAGCCGACCGTCCTTCGGGGCGGTCGGTTTCGTTTGTAACGAGATCACGCCGTTGTGTTGGCAACCGCCAAATCCAACTCGGCTTGGCCCGTTCACTTCCTCAAATGGGCCACTAGACCCAGCACTAGATTCCATCACTGTGACGTTTTCGACCGAGTAGAGCCGGAGGCACGTGGAGGCCTTCGCCCGCCGCCGCCCCGCTCGGCCCGATGCCTGACGGCATTCGGCCCGGCGCGGCGCCGTCCGCCCGGGCGATGGCCTCCCAGCGATCACGGACCGCATCGGCCGCGCCAACCAACGGCACACCACGATTCCGTCGGTCCGCCAGCTCGGCCACCAGCATCACGTCGAGCTCGTTCGTCAGACCCGTGAACTCCGAGCACTCCAACGTGTCATAGGTCGAGGCGACCGACATCCGGAACCGACGCCAGGTCTTCCACGTGTGCTTGTCCTTCTTGCGCACCGATTCCGGTTCGTAGTGCTTGCCGAGGAACCACAGCGTTCCGAAGTTGTACGCAGTGTGAACTACCACCTCGTTGGTCAGGTCCCGCAGCGTCTTCGCGGTCCGGTCCTCGTGCTGGCTGATCCATGTCATATTGACCCCGAGTTTGCGCAAGTGTGAGAGATACCACCGAGCCGGGGCCGGCAGGGCCTTGGAGTCCCACGACGGCGCATACAGGTGCGCCTCATCGATGGTGATATCGGCGTCCTCGACCTCGAGCATCGCCTCCCACCCGTCAAACGTGCGAACCAACGCAGGGCGGAACACCTCGACCTTCTGCCCTGTCCGTTCGTTCTCCCGCCACTCCCAGGCGCCGTCGCCGTAGTCCTGCGACCAGTGGGCCCGAGGGATGGCAATGTCGAAGCTCGTGACCTGGCGGCGACCCCGCTTGATCCCGTCCAGCACGTTGGCCGCTGCCGTATAGGACTTGCCGGTGCCCAAACGTCCGACGTGGGCCACCAGCTTGCCCGCCACTACTTCCGCCCCTTGTGCTGACGGGTCTTGCGCCGCCAGGCGTAGAAGGCACGCCACAGCGACGAGGTGATGAAGAACGCCACCAAGTACCAGACGAAGTGACTCATGACGGGCCAAACCCCCACAGGTCGGGCAGCTCTCGATAGGCCCACTGCGCCACTGAGTAGACGAGCACCGCGGGCAGCAGGGCAAAGAACGTCAGATACAGCAGCGTCACGATCAGCTGGACCGGGAAGAAGTACGACGCTGAGTGCAGCCACCCCGAGACCTCGGATGCCAGGTAGCCCGCCGACCAGTCGCCCTCCCCTGCCACGCCGCCACCCAGCCCGAACCCTCCGGTCGGCAGCGCAGCGAAGATCGAATTCAGCAGGTCGAGCACCGGGCCGATCACCCAATCGAAGATCATCAATGCTCACCGAGTACCTTCCTGGCGAGCGTCAGCACCCCCATCGCGAACGCGGTGATGACCGCAACCGTGGTCACCACCTGGCACGCCTGGACCCATCCGCTCGGTGCTGTCCCGCACGACGCACCGCCGCCCTCACCGAAGTTGATGCAGTACTCGGTCGCCGGGCCCGAGTAGCCGGCCAGGTCGCCACTGATCCCCGTGGACAACTGGTAGCCCCAGGCCACCGCATCGGTGACGTAACTGAACGGCACGGCCGTCTTCATGGTGCCCTCGAAGCTCGACCACGACGTGAAGAAGCCCGATGACGGCACCAGCAGCCACGCGACCGCGGCCTTGATGGAACAGATGAAGTCCAGGAACCCACACGTCGCCGGGGGCGCATCCCCGCCGCTCGGTGCCGTCCCCCCGCCACCCGCCGTCGCACCTGTCAGGTCCACGACCTTGCTGCACGTCGCACTCGACGACCCGACTGCCGTCGTGCCGTCACCGGTGGCGGTGGCGGTGAACACCGCAGAGAACCCACCGGGCGGCATGGCCGACCCCGTGTAGGTATGGGTCTCCGCGAGTGCCGATCCGAACGTCGACCCGTCGCCATAATCCCAGGAGTAGACCGCGCCCGAACTCCCCGCAGGCGTCGAGCTGGTGGCCGTCAGCGTCGCCAGACCGGTGATGCTGTTCAGCGACACCGCACAGGTGACCGTCGGCGCTGCCACCGTGGGCAACGCCATTGCCTGGGTCCCCCAGTAGTCCGACGGCTCGACTGCCGTCCCACCGGCCAGCGAGTAGGACGCCGTGCACGGCTGCACCCCACCGGGGCCCGTGTAGCCGTAGGTGGTCGACCACCCCGCCGAGGTCGGCTGGGTGTCGCAGTGCATCACTGCCGTCGCGCAGTTGTACGGATCCGCAGACGCCTTCTGCCAGTCCGCCAGACCGGTGTAGTGACTCGACGTGTAGTAGCTCGCATCGATGCACCCCACCGTCCCGCCCCCGCAGTGATCGCTTGGCGAGGTCGTCGTGCAGCTGACCGTCACGTGCCCGTCCGTGGCCCAGGTGCACCCGCCCGTGCTCGCCTGGGTGCATCCCACGTCGCTGGCCGATCCTTCCGCGTCCGCCGTGCCGAACCACATGGTCACGGCCATCGACTGGCCACCCACCTGCGGCCAGGCTGTGTTGCAATAGGCCGACACCGAGAACGCATTGAAGTACGCACCCCACCCCGAGCCATAGAGCGGCAGATTCGTCTGGCTGTCCGAGTAGGTCACGGACACCGGAGACAGATTCACGTTGCAACTGGCGTAGTCTCCGCTCGACGTGGGCTGGGCGACAGCCCAGGCCGTCGCCCCCGCTACCCCCGCCGACCCGAAGACCGCCGCCACCGGGACCACAAGAGCCACGGCGACAGTCGAGAGCCGCCGCGCAGCACGAAGCCTGCCCGACCTCTCCCGTACTTGTGCACCAGAAGCAGCAGCGCCGCGCCACCGATGATGAGCCATGTGTGTCCCATTCGAGTCCGTTCTGACACTTCCAACATCGGCCCGGGACAGGGCAGCGCCCCGGGCCGATGGTGCAGGGGTCAGCCCGCTGCCTTGGAGCCCTTCCGCGTGTACTTGATGAGGATGTTCACGATGATCCCCACCAGGAGGATCGCCACGATCATCGGCACGCCGTACGTGGTCACCCAGCCGGTGATCTCGCTGGACAGGGTGGTGGTCGCGCCCCCCGTGGGGTCGGTGACCGTGTCGGCCCCGGCCAGGCCCCCGTTCAGCCCGAGGGCCACGAGGACCGCGGCTGCGGCCAGCTTCCCGGCGATGGCGAACCGCACCCGGGTCAGTAGACCCGAACGCTCCGCCGTCACCGACTCCGCCTTCTTGTCGATTGTGTTCTGCATTTCACCTCCCCTCGTCACATCAGGGCCGACCGGATCGCACCGGCCGTCCATCCGAACACCAGGCCCGCCGCCGCGGACAAAAACAGCGCCAGCAGCGCCGCACTCACTCGGCACCCCGATTCGCTCGACGCGCAAGATACAGCGCACCGACACAGACCAGACCGAGCACCGCCAGCCACATCAGATGTTCCTCACTGATTTGCCGGCGATGAACCGGAACGCTGCCGCCGACGCGGTCAGCGCCACGAAGATCCCCGCCAGGCCCGGCAGGAGCTGGTCAGTGATGAAGGAGGCCGCACCGTCGAGCATCAGCCGTCCGTCCAGTAGAAGACGCCCGCACTGTCGAGTCGCAGGACACCACCCTCACGGCCACCGTCCTCGACCAGCGGCCCGATGAAGGGCTCCCAGCCCTCGTCGTGCTCGTAGAGCCACGGCGCGCCCTGGTTCATGGCATGCCTGGCGTACTTGATCAGGACTACCACGATGGCGAACACCACCAGCAGTGCCACCAGCATCGGCACCGCGTAGGTCGTGATCCAGCCCGTCACCTGATGGGACAGCTGTGTGCTGGCCCCGTCGGTCGGGTCAGTGACCAACAGCACGGCTCACCTCCACAGCTTGATCCCGATGAGGAAGAACAGCCCGAACAACACCAGGGCCAGCCCCACCAGGCCCAGGTATTCCGTCTGATTCGCTGCCACGTCCGTCGGCTCGCAGGGCGTACCCACCGTCGACGGTGGCGAGGCCGGGTCGGTCGTCGTCTCCTGGCTGTCGCACAGCGCCGCCAAGAACCGGAAGGAGCCGGTCGGCGTCGCCTGGTGCGAGGTTGAGCTGGAGAACGACCGCGGCATGGCCTGTGCCGGAACCGCTTGCAGCAGCGTCACTTGCCCCACCGCCAGCAACAGCAGCAGCACGAGCGTCCGCCCGAGCTTTCGCCTTCGCCATGCCCTTGCGACGCCCGAGAAAGAACGCGCCCACCAACAGTCCGACCATGACCAATGCGGACAGGCCGTTGGTCGACGAATGGCCGGCGACGGCGAGCCCGAGGTCATGCATCCCGGTCCTCGAGGTCGTCCCACTCCCCCGTCTCGAACCGAGCCGCATCGGTCACCGGGAAAAGGCCCGACTGCCCATGCACTCGCTC